CGATAGGACAGCTATAATTATTTTAATCCTCAGCTTCAATACCAACAACTTTGAATCCTGTGTATTTATCACCACAGGTTGTGAAGATTACTGTAAAGATAACAGTTAGTCCGCTATTACAATCCCAACATGATACCTCGAAGTAATCATCAAATAATGTTAATCCAGCAATATGTGTTGTATATGTATAATCTGTATTAATCATTGCTGCACAGAATTTTCTAACAGAATCTAACGCTTCCTGTGTGATGTTATCACAAGGTGTGAACTTCTGTTCATTCATCGCTGGTTCAATAGAAGTAAGCCTTATCTTATCAACTAATGCTGAAGGCAATTTTGGAATAATTGGTATCTTATATTCATTCACATTGAAGTTCATTACAAACCCATCTTCATCTCTTGTTGTAATTCTGATATACTTGTTATTTGGATCCATTAAATCAATCGTAGTCCTCTCAAGTCGTTCACAATCATTTAATTGAGATCTAACTAAATCAATTCCATTGTTAAGATTCTCAATCACTTCATATGGAACATAGGTATCCTGAGCAATTACTATGTCGAAGTCTTCGGATTTCACAATAGATTCTTTTCCATCCAATAATGAGATGGTTTCACTCTTCTTGTGAATCACTTTATCGTCAACAACATTAAATGTGTATCTTCTTGAGATACCTTCGTCATCCTTGATATCATAATACTTATCAATGATGATTAATCCAGAATCCAAATCTAATGTGTTGATTGTAAGATTGGTAGCACCATAACCTTCGTAATGTTTGATGAATCTGATGATACTGTTGATAATGTTCTGTTGCTCAATAATAGATCTCATAATTGTCTCCTATTCTCCCCGTTACGCCGATAGGACAGCTATAAATTAATTAATCTTCTTCAGTTCTAATACCAAACACTTTGAATCCTGTGTACTTACCATTACACTTTGTGAACATCACTGTGAATATCACGAGCAATTCATTCTCGCCATCACAACATATTACGTTAAAGAAATCGTCATATGAAACTAATCCAACAATTTGTGTTGTATGCTTGTAATCGTAATCACAATTAATCATAGTTGCACAGAATTTTCTAACAGAATCTATTGCCTTTTGAGTAATGTGCTTACAAGGTTTGAATTTCTGATCATCTAATGCTGGTTCGATAGAATCAACTTTTAGTATATCCTTAGATAATTCCTCAGGTGTTGCATAAAGGATATCATATATACTTTCATTCACATTGAAATTCATAACAAACCCATTTTTACCCCTTGTTGTACTCCTTGTTGTGATTTTTATATGCTTATTGGTTTTATCTAATAAATCAATCGTAGTGTCATCAATCACTCCACAAGCATCTAACTCAGCTTTAACCAAACCAATAGCGGTATTAATGTTATCAATAACCTCATATGGAACATAGGTATCTTGAGGAACTAATGTGTCGAATTCTTTAAACTCGACAAATCCTTCATTTCCATCATTTAATGCGAACATTTCACACTTCTTGTAGAATGTCTTATCATCAACGATATTGAATGTATATCTTCTTGAAATAGTTTCTTTGTCTTTTCCGATATCATAATACCTATCAATGATGATTAATCCAGAATCCCAATCTGATGTTTTGATATTGTAATTCGCAACACCATAACCTTCTTTGTTTCTGAGGAATCTAATGATTCCGTTGATAATGTTCTGTTGCTCAATAATAGATCTACTCATAGTAGTTCTCCTTTTCTCCCCGATACGCCTGATAGGACAGCTTATAATTTTATGTAACAATTATTTGTCACACATAAATAATATAATAGTAAAAAATAAATCCCATATAAATTTATATGGGATTTATTATTCTGAGATTTACTTATTAATTATGTCTGATGTTACTTCACCGTAGTATTTAAGACTTTGTATATCGTTATCTGAATCGAATTCAATCTCAAAACTGAATACTCTAACTACTGGAGATTTATGTCTATCTAATATACTAACTAAGAATTCTCCAGTGTCAAATGAGAATTCGACTATCTTACATTCTTGATCATTTGTATCAGGATTATTGACATAATGTTTGACAAAATCTATAGCTTCTGAAAATACACTATCTAAAGTATCTATTTCTGTGAAATAATACGCAACACAAATATCTGTAAGATGATACTTAGTCTGATTGAACGACAATCCAGAGCAATCTAATCTAAAATTATAATCTAATATCATCTCGTTAGACGGAGTCTCAACAACAGCAGTAGCATAATTGGCATCATCAGATAATTTAATACATCTGATTTTATATTCACAATCAGGTTCATTCTTTCTAATGATACTATCAATAGAGTTCTTAATATTATCAATCCTTTCTAAATCAATATCCAATAATTCTGTCACCATATTGTTGCTAACCGTATTCTTTTTCATAACTAATATACCTCCGTATTCATTGTCTTACTAAAAATCTGTAATGTTACACTGGATCATATCTAGTGTCACTTCACCGTAGTATTTCAATCCCTCAATCTCATCACTGTCATCATATTCAATCTCAAAACTGAATATTCTTTTTGTAGTCTTCTCATTCTCCTTAGTGAAATCCAATATACCAACTAGGAACTCACCAGTATCGAATGAGAATCTCAATATCTCACATTCATCATCTGTGGAATCTGAGTTATTAACATAATCTCTAACAAATCTTACAGCATCACTAAAGATATCATCTAGTGTACTGACATTAGTGAAGTAATCACATCCAATCTCAATATTCTCAAGAATATAACTATCAAATACATAAGTTTGTTTGATGTTGTGGAAAGCTTTTGTAATGTTATAGAATAATGTCATCTCATTATCTGGAGTCTCGATAGCAACTCTAGCGGACTCATCATTAAAATCAATTTCCATATTCTTGATATTATACTTAATATCTGGATCATTCCTTCTAACCAAAGTCTCGATAGCTTGCTGTACGTTATTGATTACCCTCAATTTGTCACCAATTATAAACGTTATAGTTGTCTTGTCATTCTTGTTAATTCTGTGATTCATATAAATATCCTCCTTTTATTATATGATTATTCTCTTACTGTGTGAATGTACATATTATCAACAACAAATTCTGTTATTCTTGTACATGTTGTAGTGTCTTTGTTTACATAATATCCAAATTCATATTGAATAGGTAATGTGATACCGTCTGAACTATTATCAGAATATGTAGCCCGTACAAAGTATGTAGCACTATTAGTATCGGAATTTGATGTCAATATTCTAATACTAGGATCATAGTCCTTGAGCTCGTTATTGATATAAGTTCTAATATGATTCTCAATCTCTTTCATAGCTCTTGTTGATAGCATATTAGGATTATCATTACCGTCATCGCCATCATAAATAAATGGGATTCTTACACCAACATCATGTGTATCATTGTAAGATTTAACAGATTGTCCATTGGAACTATATACTAGTACCTTAGAAACTACCGTTAGTGATTTAGTCATCTCATCAACACTAAATTCGTACTGAAGATCTTTTGGAGTTCTATTTCCGAATCTGATGTCTGAAGCTACCATAATGAAATTTCCATTTGTAAAACTTCTGTGAATATACACACCATCATTTTCTCTATAATATTTCTTCTTGAGCCAAATGAATGCTGTGTTGTATGCTACCTTCTGAATCTCAAAACTAATCTGTCCACTCATAATGTGAACCTCCTTCTCCCCGTTACGCCTGTTAGGTCAGCTTATAATTTTATGTAACAAGTATTTGTCACATTTAAATAATATAATAATAAATAATAATCTCTGTATAAGAATATACAGAGATTATTGATTTTATAATTTATTTACAATTTCACCGTAGTAATTAACCCATATGATGTTATCATCTGAACCATACTCTATTTTAAACTTAAATAATCGACTATTACTATTAGTGGAATCTAGTATACTAATTAAAAAATCTCCACTAGCATATGAGAACTCTAATACCTTACAAGATTTCTCATCACCACCACTATATTGTGTTACAAATAATATAGCATCTCTAAATACACTATCGAGAGATCCACAATCTGCAAAATAGTATGGTAGATTAATATGTTCAATAACATACTCATTATCAGACTTCGTAAGCTCATACTGTAATTTGATATTGGTATCAAGTAGCTCTACCATTATTTGTACTGAACTACCAAGATCTCCGATTTCTATAGTTTTGATAATATATTTACAATCTTGATTATCCTTTCGTATAATATTATCAATCATATTGATTACATGATTTACAGTAGATACCTGGTATTCATCGAGTAATAAATAACCTACCCTATGATTGTCGATTCCTAACATAAATAATTCCCTCCTTAATCGTTATTTATACAATACGTATACAACGTTTTTACATATTATAATAAAAAATATATCTAGCATAAACTACTATGCTAGATATATCTAATTTACTAAAATCCCATATCCATGTCTCCAGAATCATCTTCTTTACCCTTAGGTTTAACAGCTTGCTCAGTTCCTTCAACTTGTGCATCTTTAAACATCTCATCTAATTTATCAATATTTATCATAGGTAAGAAGTCACCAGCTAAGCTCTTTTTAAATTTCATAATTACTGGAAGATTATCAGGATTGTTTTGTTCATCTTGACTAATATATAATCCAAGAGCCCATTGACTATATGTCTCAAAATTACCAAGCATATCTGCTTTAACTTGATTAGTACCATTCTTAGGTGGAGAAAATGTAAATTCAAATGAATCAATATCAGCTTCATCAATAGAAGTACACCATCTCATCATTCTCTTATATAAGTCTGTAATACTCTTATTGAAATCAATCTGATATGATACTACTCTTCCTAAGTATCTAGTATTAGCTAATTCGACTTGTTTAGCAAAATCTGCTTCATTGATATAATTAAGAATAGCATCTGGTACTCCAGTACCCATAATAGCATTCTTCTTAAGATTCTCCATAAAGTCATTATTTAACTGAATATCTTGACCTTGTAAGATTTCTGTCTCTATAGCTCTTTCATTACCTTTACCGACTGGAATATATGTCTCATTACCAATACCAATCTTATTGATTAGATTAGTATATGAGAATAAGTCAATAATATTGATTTGTCTTTGTTGTTTAATTCTTGCAATTTCTTCAATCTTTTTTCTAATATTCTTATCTATACCAGAGGATCGTACATAATTAACTCTACTATCATTACTATAGAGAATAATACTCATCATCTTAAATAATAGATGCATTAAGTATAATTTAGCATAGAATAATGATCCTTCAATCATTGATGTACCATAACCATATTCATCTTCATTGATCTTAAATGGTACAATAAATTCTGCTGGTATAAATTGAAATCTAACCTTATTCTCATTTAAGTTATAGAATGATAATGCTTCAGCAATGATATTCTTAAATTTGATATTCTGTCTTAAGAAATCCTTATTGAAACTTCTAACAATCTTTTTAGCTACAGCATCAACTAATGATGTATTAGTTCTAGTATCAAAAGTATCAACTGATGAAGAATTGGATACAGGATTAGTAATATTTCCATTAATCAAATTAACATCATCAGATGTTATGTAGTAATATCCTAATACCTTATCCATAATCTTAATAGGTACTATCTTATTAGTGTCTATCATCTTTAAGAAGCAATCTTCAACATTCTTAAAGTTGGTACTACTGCTACTAGTACTATTAGGAGATTTAGAACTCTTTAATCCAGGTACTGAATATAAACCTTCTTTAGCTTTATCTTTCATCACCTTATTAAAGAATGAATCTTTACCAATATTACTAATGGTAATATCTGGTTTCTCATTATATGTATCTTCATCAATAAATTTCTCTGAGAAGAAATCCATAGCATCAACACCATCTTCAATAAATGCTAATGGAACTGGATCATTACATATAGTAATATTACCCATGATATTGTCTAAGTACTCAGTAAATATTCCTTCATTAGTTGATTTAACTCTTTCTACTTCTTTCTTATCATTCATATCTTCCACTGAAGTCATTGGGTTAAATGATTCCTCGAATAATACATTTAAATCTTTATCATAGACTTGAGAGTATCCAACTTCAGATTCATAGACTATTTCCTTAAGAGTCTTTTCTGTATATACTTCTTCATATGGAGTTTTATTCTTACTGAATAATTCTCTATGTTTATTGAATGCTTCAGTAAATCTACCACTTCCACGTTTCTTCTGTTTCATCTTCATAAAGTCTGAGAAGATTTTACTATATGGAATTACATAAGCATAGTACTCACCATATGTTAGTGTATTGACTACAATGAAGTTTTTAATCTTATCCTGTAATCCAAATTTTTCTTCCATAGCTTCTACTATAGGATTTAATCTAGCTTCATTACCAGTAATCTCATTCCTAAATTTTAATACCCTAGACATCTTACTCTCTACTACATCAGATGATATAATAGCATCTCTAGTAATCATAATAGCTTCTCTTAACTCTATTAATTGAGTACTAACTTCATGTAAGTCTGCTAATTTCAACATCCTATTTTTATAAGCTTCATTTAAGAAACTCATAAATCCATTCTGTTGATTATCTGTGTTAAAGATATTGCTTAGTTGTTCAGCAACCTCTCTATCACTAGCATCAGTAGAATTATTATTAAATAATCTATCTAAGAATGAATGAGATGCTTTAGGATCATCTAGTTGTACTTCATCATCTTGTTTAGAATACCCATGAGTTTCATCTTGTATGAAATTATCAAATCTTGTATTAAGTGTATCTAACTCTCTACTAGGAGTACTTCCATAAGATATGGAAAATAATTGATCTACTAGACCATTTATATTTCCACTAATATTCTTATTAGCATTTGTACTCCCAGTACTTTTACGAGTTGTCTTCTTTGTATCTTCAGGCATGTTTTGAATTTACCTACCTTTCATTATAAATTCGCAAATATTATAATTAAAAAACTGTTGCCAGCCTTATCTTATACAACGTACCTATAGCCTGAATTTATTGTAAGTACATCAGATACTGGAATAGTTATTAGTAGTACTCCATCTTTAGTAAATCCAAATTGTCCTTTAATACGCTTCTTAGTTAATGTTGGAATCAATGGTCTGATGATATCATATTTATCACCATCATGTTCTATTGTAGTAACAGTGTTCTTATCGAATATATCTACTATATTATCTTCTGTTAATATATCAGATATTTCTACCCAATCAATATTATCCATATCATAATACTCATTGAGAATATTAATTCTTTCTCTAAATACTGATAAGAAATCTCTATTAGGTGATTCAAAATAATTATGTATATAACACACATCATCTATATCACCAGTGTCTGGATAATTCCTAAATAAGTCTTTAATAGTAGAGATTTTTGCTATATAGATATCTTTATTCTTTGGATTCAATTCCTTAAATATAGGAATTACATCTATATCCATTTCTACAAATACTGCACCATATACTTCATCTTCAGAATACATATCACCTACGATATATCTATTATCAATGATATAGATACCTGCTTTATATACACTAGAAAGCTTAGTAAACAAATCCTTCAACAATCTAACATTATTCTTCATAATACTTCATTATACTCCTTTTCTTTTTATACTTCGTAAATAATTCAGTGATATTCGGTAAATTAAACCATTTATGCCCAAACGATAAATAATCCCTAGTCTGAAGATTATCAAATACCTCTTTAGATATATCTTCACCTTTAAATGTTGAGATTAGTGTTGGTAGTCTAGGGTGATCGGTTATTGTATTAACCTTTAATTTACCACCAGCAGGTTTAAACTGTTTAGGATCTATTATCACTTTGAAGTACATAGCTGATTGAGTTATATTATGACTAATAACAGTAGATGGATAGAATGAACCCATATCCATATCTATACATAAATCAAACATATTATTAGTTTTCTTACCATCATAAACATTTCCAACTCTACCAATCAATAATGGATCACCTACAATTGCACCCTCAAAACTTTTATTCTCTTCTTCTGGATCATCACTTGTTCCAATATTAATATTATTACCTGGAATAAATCCCTGAGCTAAGTATGCTGAGTATTGTAATGACTCAAGTATCTTAGTCTGCTTAAATACATTTTCATGAGGACAAGCATTCTCACTAAAGTATGAATATGTAGTATATAAGTCTTCAGTCTTTTCTTCAATCCCATACTGTAGTAATACGTCCTTAATATTATACATAACATACTTAGCATAATTCATATATGCTAAATTCTTAAGGCTACCTTCTTCAGCATATCCTAACTTAGTATCACCAATCTCCTTCTTAGCAATATCTGTTAATCGTAGACTTCTTAATGTCTTACCACCTTTTCTAATAGATGCATAATCAGTCATTTGATCTCTCCATACACTATACGAAGTACAATAAAACCAATCCTTTCTCTCTTTAGGATCTGAAGTTCTATGATCTTTCTTATACCAACATTCCTTATTAGGAAAATCCTTATGACATATTACATCTAATGGATTCCTTCCTAATCTTTCCAATCTCTCAATGATATCAGGAATATCGAATCCCAAGTTCCATACTAGGATATTATCTTTCTTCAATCCATGAATTAATTTAAATACAGATTCTAATAATTTTAATTCATCAGTAAAGAAATAGAATCTATAATCAAAGCTACCATAATTCTCATCAAATGTATCATGTAACATAGCTTTGAAGTTATCAAGATTTTTTACAAACTCAGCTTCTTGTATAGCTCTATTAGCATACATCTCACGCTTAGTATTTTCTTTCTCTATTCTATCTTCAGTTGCAAATCTTAAATCCTTCTCTGGATAACTTCTACCCATAAGACAAAATGTATGTGATACTTTATTGTCACCATCAATGACTGTGATTAAGTCTATAGGACAAGTTGCTACATCTTTCATACCAACTATCTCTATTGTATCACACTCTATATCTAGGAAAGCTCTAGTAACTGGCTTCTCCCTATCATTTTTAAGCTTATTATTCCATTCTACCATGAAATATGCTCTTGGATCTATATCTGCACCAAATACATATGGATACTTATATAGATCATTAAGTTTTTTATACTCCTTAGTATTAAAGCAATTACTTAGAAACCTTTTACCACTAGGTCCTATATCTCTAGCTATATCACTAAGAACGTGTCTGTATCTAACAAAACGCTTATCACATTTATTAATCTCTTTAAACTCCTGAGGATAATCATAATCTCTAAACTCAGGTTTAGTATAATATAGTGGAATTTTAAACTGTGGAATTTTTCCCAAATATTTCTCACCAGTATCTAAGTCTTTCCATACATAATATAAATAATCTTCTTGTCCTTGCGACTTACTCGCTCTCACATATTGGACATCTGTTAACATAGATGTCTCTCTACATAACTCCATAACTCATTAATCTCCGTTTCTTTAATATTTTCGATAATCATTACAAGTGAGTTTTTAAGAAAATGAAATTGTAACCAATCAGTAATTCCATCATATATATATACATTATTTAATTGAAAATAAACTAAAAAAGGAGAAAAAGAACGTATGAAAATTGTAAAGAAAATAATTCTTAGTAGAGGGTGGATACCTATAATCATTCTACTAGCCGCCAACCTTGTGATGATTGTCATTGATTTCTTATCTAAGGCTGCTATCAGTAAAGTCATAGATGGTGCATCCAACAAGGTCTTATCAACTGCCGTAATCGGATTGGGAACGATAGTACTATTGAAGGCTAGCCATGGTATCTTAGATAGCATATTCTATAATGGTTATTATAAATCTCTGACTAAAGGTATTGAGGTACTGATGAGAGATGTTTATAACAAATACCTCAATATATCCTATTCTGATGATATAGACTTATCATCAGGTGATATGGTAAATGTTATGAATAACAACATATCTAAAGTCTCTGATTTCGTTGGTGATCTAATTCCTGCATTAATAGAAAATTTAGTTGAGATGATATCAATAGTTGCATTTATATGTTCCATGTCACCAGTATTAGTGATTTATACAATCATTATGGGTACAATCTATATCAGTGGAATATATTGGTTCAACACTAGATTCGTAGAGTTATGTAAGAAGCTTAATTCTAAGAGAGAAGAGCTAAATCGTGCAGCAATAATCTATAAGGATATGGGTAGCTATATCAGAACACATGGATTGAGGAAGTATGCATCTTCAAAAATGGGTGATGAGATACACACATTCGAGAATCATGATTTCAAAACTATGAATACAATAGCATTACAAAGTAATGCCCGAACAGTGTTCAAGGGTATATTCGTATGCTTGTGGGGATTACTAGGATTGAAGTTGTATATGAAAGGTGACTTAACATTGGGACAATTCTCAACATTGTTCACAGTAACATCTCGTGAGTTTGTTAGAGGACTTGCATCATTGACATATATCTCAACAAAATTCACATCTATCAAACCATCAATATCAGCTATCGAAGATGTATTGAAAATGGATAATGAGAAGAATGGTGATATTAAACTCAACTCTAAAATTGACAATATCGAATTAGATAACATCACATTTGGATATGATGATTCTAATATCATTGAGAATTTATCGCTCAGGATAGATAAGAATACATCTGTGGCATTAGTTGGAGATTCTGGTTCTGGTAAATCTACAATACTTGGATTAATTCAAAATCTGAATAGAATCGACTCTGGACATATTAGAGTTAATGGTATTGATCTCAATGATTTAGAGTTAGAAGATTACAGATCGAGATTTGCAGTAGTGCAACAGAATGCGATACTCTTTAATGGAACCATTAGGGATAATCTACTATTTGGATTAGATCATTCTAAGGTTAGTGAATCTGAGATTTGGAATGCAATAAAGTCTGCTAACTTAGATGAATTCATTAACTCATTAGAAGATGGATTGAACACCAACATTGGTGAGAAGGGAATGAAAGTATCTGGTGGTCAGAAGCAGAGAATATCCATTGCTAGAGCGTTCCTTAGAGATCCAGAAGTTGTTATCCTAGATGAGGCAACTAGTGCATTAGATTCAATCACTGAGAAAGAGATCAAGAACGCTATCGCCAATCTTATGAGCAATCGTATAACTATTGCTGTAGCTCATAGATTAAGTACCATCAAGGACTATGATAACATAGTAGTACTAGGTGAGAAGCATATTATCGAACAAGGCACATTCCAACAACTTATGAACTTGAATGGTAAGTTCAGTAAGTTGTGGAAATCTCAGGTGTAAAATTAAAGGAATAGGTAAAATACCTATTCCTTTTTTCTATGTACCTCAATATTAGAAGTAATCTAAATACTTAACATCAGAGTTCTCTAAAAACTCTCTAACTAATTCAACTGACTCATTTGTTGGGTTATTATTTCCTTTAGTCTTACCTTTGATCTTATTAACAACATTTTTAATCTTACCAACGATTGGTTGTGGTCTACCATTCTGTTGTTGATTATTATTCTGATTATTAGGTTGGTTATTATTCTGAGCCTGATTATTTCCAGTATTTAAATCTTGTTGATTATTATTCTGATTCTGATTATTCTGTTGTGTGTTAGCATTCTGGTTCTGCTGTACGTTATTATTCTGCTGAGTATTATTCTGAGCCTGATTATTATTCTGACTCTGTTGATCACCATTATTCTGATTAGGTGGTTGACTATTTGAAGTAATAGCATTCTGAGCAGCATTAACAGCTTTAATATTAGCATTAATAAGCTGATTATTCATATCATTGATAGAATTGAGTACCTGAATAGTACTATTATTCTCTTCGTTAATCTGTTCATCTTTTAACTCACCAGTATCACTTCTCTTAGAGAATTTCTTAATAGCTTGTAGTAATTTAGTACCTCTTTTTTTAGCATTAGTTAATTTAGCAGTAACAAATGTAGCAGCTATTTTTTTCGGATTGGTAAAGAAGTTTAATACTTGCTTAGCATTATTCTTAGCTTTATCGACCTTATGCTTAATAACTAATCCACCAATAACAGTCGAGCATACCATAACAAATTTCTTATGTTGTAATAATGTCTTAACTGGATGATTAATAGCATTTAGAATCTGATTAGTTGCATCTTCTAATGCACTATCAGTCTGATTGACCAAATCAGTATCAATCTCAACATTCTCTGGAAGATTTTTATTCCTCTTAAAGAACGAAGTAATCTTATTAATGATCTTCTGGAAAAAAGCAATAATCTTATCAAAGATACCTTCATTATTATCAGTCTGAGTATTCTGATTCTGCTGTTGATTATTGTTAT